TTAGTTCAACATTAATTGCAAGGCTTCGGATATATCGGGATACTCTTTGCCTTCGGCGTCCCATACCGCCGGAACCAGCACGAGGTCTTGCCTCTCGTCGTTGCACATCTTCGCCTCGTAGTTGATGAAGGCTATATATCCCTTGTGGGTAATCTCAAATCCCCTGCTGAGGCCGTCGCAGTAGAAGGTAATGTAATCGGCCGCTTTGCGGGCCATTGTCCGAATGTCGGACGGGGTTAATGCTGTGGTCATGGTATTAACTTAGTTTGCTGGTTTTGCACTGGTATTGATTGATTGTGCGCCTGCCGGCCAAAATATCACGGCATTCTATAAGCTCTTTTGTTAGTTCGACTATTCGCTGCTGTGCCTTGATAAGGCGATCACCCTGTTCGATGTAATCGCGTACACCTTTCCAATACTCCGCCCGCCAATCTATCTCCGGGGAACTCGTCGTGTTTACGTTCTCTTTCATAATTTTATCGTGACTTTGGTTGAATCTCGCTATTTTTTAGTCGCCGTAGTACGTTCTGCTGTTGCCGTAATAGTCCGCGGGCACCGTCAGTAGCTGCGGGCGGTACTCCGTGGCCTTCGGCTGCTCCGTCGGACGGTTCTCGATCTTCGCCGTCATGATCGCCAACTTCTCATTGCGCCAAGCCTTCTTGAGGCAGGCCGAGAACGACATCGAGGCGTTGGCACGTTTCAGATACCAGGCGTTTTTCATGATCTTCGAAAGGTTGTATTTGGTTGTTGCTTTCATGGTTGTAACTATTTAATGTTTCTTTGTTGATGCAAAGATACATTAAAATGTTTCATAATACAAATATTTTACACGAAAAATTATCATTATGATGTTTTTTTTGCATCAAAGCATACATTACATTGATTTAATACCTATATTTGTAGCGTAACATCATAATGAAACACGCATATTTATGGAATTAAGAGTGAAAGAGATTTGCAAGGAAAAGGGAATGCAAATGCAAGAATTAGCCGACAAACTCGGTATAACACGAATAACGCTAACAAGGAATATTAGCGGCAACCCTACTATTGGAACATTGGAAAGTATAGCCGGCGCTCTCGGTGTATCGGTTCCGGAACTTTTCGCCCCTCAACCGACGAACACAATCACCTGCCCGCATTGCGGCAAACTTATCAAGGTGGAGAAGGGAGAATAAATTATGGGAAAGAAAACAGACCAAATCGACGCCCAAAGCCTCGAACAGGCGCGCGCCCTATTCGAATCGGGGGACATCGACCGCATAGAGGTCGGAACCGTGGCCGGGCTTTGTGAGATTCACCGCTATTTGTTCGGTGGGTTGTACGACTTTGCCGGAAAAATCCGGACGCTGAATATCGCAAAGGGTGGTTTCCGATTTGCAAATTGCCTTTATCTGGGTGCCATCCTCCCGGTGATCGAGCAAATGCCGGAAACAACCTTTGAGGAAATAATTGCGAAATACGTCGAAATGAACATTGCCCACCCCTTCATGGAGGGCAACGGTCGGGCCACCCGTATCTGGCTTGACATGATGCTGAAAAAACGATTGATGCAGGTTGTGGACTGGCGAAAGGTGGATAAGGATTTGTATTTGCAGGCTATGGAACGCAGCCCGATCAATGACCTTGAATTACGCGCCTTGCTCGGCCAGGCATTGACCGACCGCACGGATGATCGGGATGTTATTTTCAAGGGAATAGAACAATCGTACTATTACGAGGGGTACGAGGCATAGCGGACGCTAACAAAGTTAGTAAGCGTAGCCAATTAAGTATAAAGGCCGGAATGTATCCGGCCTTTATTTGGTCTTAGAATTGTTTTGTAGCTTCCTCTATACTTTTTAACTTCATTCTTTCCATATCTAATTTTAAAGCATTTTCCCTTTGAGTATCAATAATTTCAGCATTCATTATATATTCAGCTCCATTCTGGCTCTCGGCAACTCCAATGTTAATATGTTTGTTAGCGATTTTCCATCGGTACACCCATCGAGTATATCCTTCCGTTAATTGTTTCGCAGAAGGCATTCCATAATAAAAAATAGGTTCTCCGTATACTTTGGCGATAATATTTTTGAAATTATCGACATCATTTTTTATTGACGTATTGAGGTGAACTGCATTTTCAAAAGACGTTGACGTGAATCTTATCGCATATAATTGATTATTACCAAATAATAGTTTTACATCATATTTTCGCTCACCCAAAGTATGGTTGTATTTTACAATTCTATCATCATAAACTGTCCAATTACGAAAAGTGGGTAAATCTCTAACTTGCTCTATGCTCATACCAAATTCGGCACCTCCATACGTTTTATTAATATTTTCGGGAGTAAATTTATCATCACCCGCATATAATTTTTGGATAATTTCGTTGTATTCCTTTTCCGCATCAGGAAAATAGATTGTCTTTCCTTTTTTATCCTTCAATACGAAATATATAGGCGTGCGATCAAGGGCATTAGTTTGTCGTGCTGTAGTTTTGAAAAATTGAAATTTGCTTAATGCTTCCCAATATGCTGCTGAATCCGATTTTTCATAAATAGACGAAGATTCTTCCGCTCCATTTATCGTTGTTTGAGTGTATATATATTCCTGTTTTCCAATGTTTTTACAGCCTGAAAATACCAATATGGCAATAATGTAAATGATATTATTTTTTTTCATAGATAGATAGTTTATACAACCAAATATAGGAAATAATAATCGCTTACAAAAATATCCCGGAATCTATTTCAAAGATACATTCCGGGATAGATGTTATCAAATTAAAGTGATTCAGTATTTTTCCGAATCCTGTTTATACCGTCCTCTATGCGCCCCAATGTCTTATCCATGCTTTTGGTGCTTACGTTTATTTCCCTAACCTCTAAAAGGGTTTCCACATCAATACGCAAACTTTCGTAATAAGCGGCTGACAATTCGTCGATTCTCGAATCCATATTCAGACAATTGTGTATTGATTCTATAATTCCTTCTACCGAATCGCGCATTTGAAGTTGTGACATTACAGCGTTTCGGATGTCGGTTACTTTGCCTTGAATGTCGGTGAAGCGGCCGTTTAGCTCGTCTCCAGTGTCTTGCGACATCGCTTGAAAGCCCCGGGATGTTGCTTGTTGGCTGGCGGCTCCTTCGTCCCAGTCTATCCCGCGCTCTTCTGCGGCCTGTTGAAGTCGATCCCATAGCTCTTGGCCCAATTGCTGTTGTGCCATAACATCGTCCAAAAGATCGCCCACAACGCCTACCAGGGCATCGAATCGTTGTTCATCGCTAAGCCCTGCATCCCTGTTTATCTCATCTATTTTCTTTTGCGCGTCTTCAATCACAGGTGCGATTGTCGCGGTGTATAACACCTGTTTTGCCAGGTTTTTTAACATATCCCCCGCGGCTTCTCCGAAAGCGTCAGCAGCATTTATTCCTTTTTCAAAGGAATCAACCAAGGCATCTGTGATTGTAGATCCTAAATCGCCGAACAGACCGTTAAGATAGTCGTTTGCTGCTTTTACGGCTTCTTCATAGGTTTCCCAATTATTAACCAACTCTTTAAGATAGGTCTGATTTTCTTTGGAGAGGTGTTTGAAAGTATCGCTATTCCCTTCTACGAATTCTTTAAGGGCTTGCATATTTATCATTCCACTTTCTTCAAACAGTTCGGGGACAACATCTTTTAACTTTTTATATTTTGCATCCCTTAACCATGTAGAATGCCGCACTTGGTTCATCATGTTGGCTATAGATTCCGATATGCTTTCCCACACAAAATCATAATTATAGAGATTTGCCAGTCCTGTATTACTGCCTATGCCGCCGATTGTCTTTTCTATGCCGCGATTCTTTATTTTATCCATCGTGGCCTGATAGTCCCTCATGGCATCGCTTAGGGCTTTGACATTGTTGGTATAGCTTCCAAAAGCATCTTCGCCGAAAATAGTTGAGAATATATCGGCGTTCAGGCGGGCACGCTCATTCATTACCCGCAACTCCTCGTTCAGTTCTTGCGCCTCCCGGATATTTCGTTCCATCGAGGTTTCTGTATCTCCGAAAAGACTTGCGATGCTTTGTATGATTTGTAGTGCTGCCTGTATAATAGCGAGAATCACGGATGCTCGTTCTACTTTCTGGATAGTGGTAGCTGCTACTTCTCCCGTTGCTTCAATACCTTCCGCCGAACTTTCCGCAAGTGTTTTAATGCTGTTAATCATTTGCAATGAGCTGGTGGTAATTTTGCTCGCCGTGGATATTACTTCCCCCATTGCTCCGCCAGCAGCTTCGCCTATATCGTTAAATTGCCCCTCAATTTTGGTGAGAGTATTATATAGCTTTTGCCATTTCTTAAATGATTCGCTGTGTTCATCATCGCTCACTGGATCCATCCTTTGAAGCGCCGATAACTGTGCCCGTAGGACGTTTATTTGATTCCGTATTTGTTCTCCCTGTTTGGAATCGGACGACGGCAACTTATTATATTCGCCTTCCAGGGCGCTAATAGCAGCTTTTATTTCATCTTTAATCCTTGTTATGTATTCCTCGGTTTTACCGACAAGATCATCCACAAAAGTACCTCCTTCGACTTCGAGCGTGGCCAGGGCGGCGTTCTTTTCTGCCTCCAAAGCTGCAACTGCACCCGCATCTTCGGTTTCGCTGATCTTCTTGTCATAATAGGACTTTGTAGCCTGTATTTTTTCGAGGAGCGTCCCATATTTCATGTAGTACTCGTTCCATGCTTGCAGTTGCTTGTTGAGATATTCCTCTGTGTTTTCAATGCCAGCTTCAGATAGGAACGCGGCATCCCAATCTTCATTCTTTATCGCTGCATTAGCTTTCCGGCGAGCTTGGATAAGTTCCCGCTGCTCTTTGGTAAGTTCTTGCTGCTGTAGTTCTCGGATTCTTTCAGCGCTATCTATGATTGCCGCTTCTCGCTTTTGAAAATCAAGTTCTATTTGGGCTATATTCTTATCCGTACCATCAGGCATCGTATTAATCTCAGTCTGTCTGGTTTCGAATGCAAGATCACGCATTTCGCGCCGTATTTGTTTGCGTTTTTCGTCTAATTCGATTTGCCCTTTAGTTGTTACCCCTAATTCTTCAAGTGCTTGCAACTCTTTTTTTAGGACTCCTAATTTTCTGTTCCGGGCAGCCACCTCTTCCGGGGTCTTGGCAATGGTTTTTTCTATTTCTGCGATTTCCTTTTTCTTCTGCTCTACTATATCTTCTGTCGCTTTGCCATCCTTACCAATATCTTTTGCCGAGATATTATACATATCTAACAGAGCTTGCATTGCAACTTTATTGGCAGAAAGAGTTTCATTATAGCGCATTGTAGCTTCACGTGCGCTATTAAAGCTGTTTTCCAATGCGTTATGAGTAGTTGTCCCTATCGCTTTGCCTGTAAATATCTCTTTCCACGTGTCAATAACATTCATGCCGTCAGGCGCCCCCTCAAACATCTTGTATATCTCCAGCGCTTCTTTCTCTAATTCAGGAACCCCGCTTTGTAATCCTTCGCGGAATCTTGTAAAGTAAGTTATTCCTGTTTCTTTGCCGAACTTTGCAATAAATTTAGCCTGAACGCCTTCAAATGCTTTATTTAAAGCCTCACTATATTCAGTTGCAGCGTTAGCATTCGCTTCCTCCAATCCTTTGGCTACAGACGTGGCAGTAACGTTTCTCAACAGCACTTCATAGGCACCACGCATATCCTCCAGATTCTGTATTTCAGCACGCTGATTGGACAAATATTTATCGTATTTATCCATTATTGTCTGGCGTGCTAATGCATATTCTGTGGTGCCTTTCTTTGCTTGGGATAAAGCACGAAATTCGCGTTGTAATTCCCCTCTGCTGGTCGCAACTTGGCTATTGAACTGATCGACATTCTTAATTACCGAATCCAGCGATTTGTCTGCTCTAAAAAGACTTGCTACCCAGCTGGTTATCTCCTTGCCGTAAAGGGTAAGCACGGTTACGCCGGCCACAAGCAGGGTTTGCCAGGAGAAGATCGACGATGCTATCTGTTTCCATACGGGCGTGAAGGTTTGCTCGGCTTTCTTCAATTCATCAACCGATTTCTTCGCCCGTGCTATTTCATCGGCCAGCATCGGCAGGTTGTTGGATATGGCGGCAAAGAATATTTGCGGGCCATATGCCAGCGACGGCAACTCGCGGGCAACCTGCTGAATCTGGAATCCCAGCATATTGAATCCCGAGGCATAGTCGCCTACTTTCCGGGTGTGGACGCCCATTGATGCATCCAGTTCTTTGATCTTCGTGTCGAGCGATTCGATGTTTTTAAGCATCGTTTGCCCTTGCGCCCCCTCACGATCCGCAGCGCTCATATTTTTATACACCGCACGCATACGGGTAAGTGCCTGGGACATTTCGTTGATTGAGCCGATGGCAGTCTGCTCCAATTTGATTTGGTTGGCAAGCTCCCGCCTCAATTGGGATATTTCCTGCTTGTATTCCTCGATAGATACGGCAGCGTCCAATACTTGCGCCCTTTTCTTTGCAGACAATTGCCCGTTCTGCTGCTCTTCCTTATTGAGCGCGGTTACATCCGCTTTTAATCGTGCGATCTCATTTGAATACAGTCTAATTTGGGCTATTGCCTTTGTTTTTTCGTCGTTAGCGGCTTTTAGCTCACTAAGCAGGTCATGATATGCCGTAGTTTCGGCCTGGGTAGCCGCTGTTCCCGCCGTAGAACCGCCGCCAGCAGTTCCGGTCGTGGCCGATGCGGCAGCCTTGGACGCCGCATCCATTGCCTGCTGCTCCATCTGGGCGATTTTGCGCATTGCCTGCTCGACACGAGCCTCCATATCGGCAATATGGCGATTTATGACTTTAAACCCGTCTGAGTTAGACGGAAATTTCTCCAACAACTGATATAACAGTTTCAGCGATTTGATAAAATTATTTAACTTTGCGGTGTCCGCATTTATTTTGAATGATAATGCACTCATTGCTACTTATTAAAAAATTCATTAATTTGCTATTCTAAGGGAACTCCGTAGTTGCAAGTTTGGATTACCCGCGTTACGGTAAAAACCATAACGCGGGTTGTTTATTTTAGGGTTCTTTGGCTATCGTTTCGGCTAAACCGAGCATAATAGCGGTTATTTGCGATATGTCCTCAATAGGAAGCATCGCCAGGGTTTTATTGTATGCATCGAACAGCTCGGGCAATGATGCCCGCCGCATTATCCGACGACGCAAAAACCATATTCTGATCCCGGCGAATACATTGCGGCTGCCAACGATAGCCCGAGCGACACTATGCGCCATCGCTGCTATGCATGCTTCGCTCTTATCCGGCTCTTTATTAATATGCCGGGCTGTCATGATCTCCGCTGTGGTCTGAGGGGTCATCCTGTATATCGTGTAGCCTCTCCGGGCAATACGGATGCTGATAAAATCCCTTTTCCTGCCATCAGCGGGTAACATATCTGCAAGCTCCGCTAAGGTCTGTATCATAATCTCTTTTTTTACTTTTTCCATGATGTAATACCTTAGTTGTTTTTTTATCTTCTGTTTGTATTTTTAACGTCGTGTAAATTTCTCCACATATCTAAATCCTGGCAGATTGATGGAAAACTCATTGTTATTGCCGATAGAAATAATGCCATTTGTCGTCAGGTAGCCCGACCTCGATACCGCCCGCATGACATTTCCATGCTCACGAAGGTATGCATCCAGTTCTTCGAGCTTGTTCACAATGTCCTGGGCTTGGGCGTATACTTGCTCCTTCGCTTCGGTATCAAGGTAAATAACATGCTGTTCTTTCAGGTAATTATCTACCTTGTCCTCAAATAGGAATATATGCCCTTGAGATATTGAGAATAAATCATTTCGTATATCGCAGTTTCCCTTTGCCTGGGTGTAGCGCCTTTGCCATTGTTCCGCCAGTGCGTATAAGGGCTTTACACTATCCATATATTGTTTTTTTGACAGTGCAAATTGCATCTTGCCCGCCTCCTTCGTTACCTGTTCTTCAATTAATGCCGTAAGATCATTTACATTGGAAAGTCGTGTTAAAATATCGTCGCCGAAAACAATGCCGGCGGCTGTAATTTCATCGATAATTTTCTGAGCGTCGGCAATGAAACTATAATAAGCGCGTCGCTGAGCGGCTATTGCTGATGAATCCTCATAGATAACCTTATTGTTATGTCCCATTTTGAATATTTTTTTAGAATTGCATAGAATCCACTATCTTTCTAACCTGTTGCTTTTCCTTTGCCCGCCGTTCATGGCATTCCCGAAGCACCCGGTCAATTTCTTCTACGGCCTGTTTGCCGTACTTTTTTTCGAGTGCTAATACAGTCTCGCTATTGATTTCATCTGCTGTTTTAATTGTTTTCTCCATGCTTATTTTTTGATTTATTTGTTTATTTCTTATCCGGCCATACCCTCGGTGGTGGTCGCGTTGCGCCCGTAAAAACTGGAGTTTTCGTTTGGCTCGGTTGATCCGGTGGTTTTTCTGACCATCCAGTATTATCATAAGCTCGTCACGGCTTAATTCGACAGTCCACACCGAATAGTCGGCAATTACTGCCCGCCCTTCCGTCCTTCTCCCCATTATCCGCTTGCTAATTATGTTTATAATCCTTACCTTTGCGAATAATGCAATGCTTCGTCCGACAATGCCTTATAAGAGAGAGGGACTATCCCCCTCTCTTATTCTTTGAGGCAATCCAACGCGTCGGGATGGAGTTCTATGGTACCTTCGTATGATACCCTAATGACACTACGGTAGTCCGTGTCTTCCGGCAGAATCGCAGCCTTGAAACTCGGGTGATCCGCGATCAAAGTATTCAATGCCTCAACCGCACGGCGCACCTGTTCGCATTGCTGAAGTACACGCCCGCGCATTACTGCCACTTCGAGCGTACGCCGTTGGTGCTGGTCGGCCAGCCAGTCGGTAGACAATTTGACCTTATCCCCGCTTACGATAAATGCCTTGAGGTCGAGGGCATCAGCCTCATCGACACGCAGCGCATTTTTGATCGCCTGTTGTGAATTGTTGATGACGCTATTCATGTACTCATTTGCCCGCGCTGTGAGCTCCTCCCGTGTCGTTACGATCTTGATCTGCTTCGCGTCTTCGGCGGCAAGCCGTTTCGCCTGTGTTCGGATCGCCTTGCTGTCAGACAGCACAATGTCCGCAATGCTTTCGGTGGATACGTCCAGGCGCGCCGCTTTCAGTTGCTGGATTGCGGCCTCAAGTTGGGGAATAGCGGCTGCGTGGGCTTTAATATACTCTTCGTGCTTGTTTGTCTTTGCTTTCATATTCGATAATAGTTTAGTTTGCATTGGTTCAAAACCGGATATTCGGATTTATGGCCGAATCTTTGGGGACATAACCGGGATGCTCGGCGTCGGGAAGTGCCTGCGCCCACTCTTTCGCTAATGCCTTGTCCTCTTCTTCATACTCGGGGATGTACACACCCCGCTGTTTGTCTTGCTCTTGCATGGTTTTAGTTGTTTTTTAATGTTTCACAATTACATTTGCCTGTGGCTTTCATAGGATGGTTACGATTTTGGGTTGGGCATAGGCGGCGTAGATCCGCCTATGTTTTTTTTCGCCTTTCCTGCCAGCCTCAATAGTCTACGCGCCAATCTTTTGGCTTGGGCAGGGCTAAAACACAGCATTGCGCAGTTGCCCTGTATGAAATCCGTGTCGTAATCGCTTGCGTCCGGGACGTACAGGATAATTTCGTCATCACCCCTGTGTGTGCCGTTGCTGTCTACAATCGTGGTCGTTACGCGGTCGAGCGTCAGCCCGATACCGTGTTGGTTGTCGATCTTGATCTGCTTCATGTTGTTTTATTAGTTGAAAAATGGTTATTTCTTGGGCTATTTGCACCTGTCGGCCAATCATGCACGGAACCTCCCCGCCTCGAAACCGTTGGCCATATAGAATGCGATTTTGTCAGCGGCGTGTAGTTCGTAGCCCCGGATGCACAAGGCAGTACCGAAACCGAATTGCGCAGAACTCGGATAGTGGTGATAAATATTTCCGTCCTCGTCTTTGGCCTTAGGTGCTCTGAACACCTCGTAATAGGTCAGCCCGCCGGGCGTCGTGCGTTTGTAGCAGTACATCCCGTTAGCCTCGTTATGGGCGATTTTCTCGAATTTGTCGCCGAACTTGGTAAACTCGTCCGTCAGTAACTGGTATAACATCCGTTTATTCATTTTGGTTGTCATGTTTTTTCGATTATTTCCCACGTCGTGGGCACTTGTCCCACGTGGGTATTTTCATGCGCTCAAATTGCGTATTGCGTCAAAATGGCTCGGCCTCCTCAGCTACATCCGTCGCGGGGCTGTCGTAGTCGGCTATCCGGGTCAGGCTCTCGTTATGTCGAAAACAAATGCACCCTGTCGCGCCCTCTCTATTCTTGGTGATATGCATCAGCCCCACACCCTCGGCCGGAATGATCCCGTATCGGCCCGCGTCTATCTCGGTTCGCCCGTACATCACCGGACGGTCGAGGAACAGCACCATATCGGCATCCTGCTCGATGGCTCCCGACTCCCTAAGGTCAGATAATAGCGGCGTTTTATCGGCTCTTTTTTCGATGTCGCGCGACAACTGCGATATCAGAATGACGGGCACGTCGAATTCCTTGGCCAGCAGTTTGGCCGAACGGCTGATGGCGGCAATCTCACGCTCGCGGGTCGTATTCGGGTTGCGGGTCGAGGTGTCGAGAAGTTGCAGGTAGTCGATAATGACCATACCGCACTTGCCCCGGCGGTGCATCGCCTTGCATTGCGAACGGATCGTGTTTATCGTGATGTTGGCGCGATCGTTAAGGTATACAGGCATAGCCGAAAGGGTGGCGCCGGCCGTCTCTATCTTCGTCCACCCCGAACCGTCGACATTACCGGTGCGAAACGCTCCCGAATCTACACCCGAGCTGCCGACCAGCATACGCCCGGCCAGCTGACCGGCTGACATTTCCAGCGAGAATATGCACACCGAGACGCCAGACGCGGCCGCAGCACGGGCAAAATGCAACATCGTGGCGCTTTTACCCGTCCCAGGGCGGCCAGCCAGCACGATCAACTGACCACCTCTCCAGCCTCCGGTCAATGCGTCAAGCCGTTGCAACCCGGTAGGAATGCCGATACACTCGCCCGCCTGCCTGGCCTGCTGTCGTCGCTCCAGGTCGTCGAGGGTAGCACGCACGACATCCGACAACGGCGCAATGTCATCCGGCCGCGAGACCCGGTCTGCAATTGCGCTTATCTCCGATGTAGCCCAATCCACAACGCCGTCGGGATCCGACACAGCGCGTGCCGCGAGTTCGTAGCCGAAAAGGCATAAACGCCGCCGGGTTTCGGTGTCTGCGAGCTGCCGGGCATGATCCAGCACGTTAACGCCGGAACCTACTGCGCTGGTCAGCTCCGAGAAGTAGCGCAACATGTCACGGTCTTTCAGTTCCGGCCGTTGCGAAAGCGTACAGAAGTCGATTTTATCGCCACGCTCCAACATCGAGAGCATCTCGCCGTAGATTTTGCCGTTTTTTGCGTCTACGAATGCCGAAATTTCGACGATCTCCGCCACATCGGGCAGTTGATCCGGTTCGAGAATCAAAGCACCCAAAACGGCTCTTTCAAGCTCGGGCGATTCCGGCAGTGCCGAATCGGTCGCCGGACGGTTATAAGAAGTTTGTTTTTCGCGTTTCATTGTTCGGGTGTTTTTGGGTTGTGGTGTCAAACTCGGATTTGCGGCGCATCCAATTTCGCGCGGCGGCTTTCCAGTCTTTTATCGGATTTTTACCGGTTCGCCAGCCGTTAGCCGTGAAATAGTCGTAAAAGCATTCCGCATCCGTATTCGTTCCCTTGATCGTCAAAAAATAATCTTTGACCATTTCGATCGCGGGGACGACAAACGCCGTGCGTTTGGTAGTCCCATCGCACGGCTTGTCCGTGCTTTCTTTACTCTCGATAGAGAGTTTCTTTATTTTTTCATCCTCATTCTTATCCTCATCCTCATTCTCATTCTTAAGGGGATAGGTTGTTTTTTGGTTGTTTTTAGGTTGAATCTTGGTTGAATCTTGGTTGTTTTTAGGTTGTTTTTTCGCGTTTCGGTTCCCTATCGGGGCACCTCCGTTACATCCGTTCTGGTAGCGGATAATCCCGGATTTAATATTAGGCTGTATAGCCGTCCAGCACAACCGGCCCAATGCGCCGAGCGCTGATATATCGGGTTCTACGCCGTCGAGTGCATAATCAGCTATCGCCTTGTATAACACGAGCTGATCGTCCCTGTCGGTCATCTCAACCGCGTCGCGGAAGCTCCGGAAAAACGTGAATCCGGCGCGCTCTTTCGCATCAGTTTTTGTCGTACTCATTCCGCACCTCCTTCCAAATAATACCTTTTGAAACGAGAACCGTGCTCGCTGGGCACCCATTCATTGAGGATGTCGATGCCTTTGGCCCTCAAATCGCGTATGCAACTCCGAGGATCGGATAATCGTAGGGCGACGGAAATGTCTGCGGCGGAATATTTTTTGCCTGATTGAAGCAAATCATAGACCCTCTGCTGGTGGAAAGCCAAAGTTTTTTGCGTACCTTTGTCGGTATGGACACCAAGGGTTGCCGCTGCGCGCTCGCTTCGAGCGCCGGCGGCGATCTTCATTTCATACATAGCCCTGGTGTTATTTACGGTTGGCACTTTCGGCAATACGCAATGTAGCAGCAGTTCGCTTGTCCTCCGGACAAACGGTGCGTGAATCAACCCACGCCAAAAGCGCCTTTTTCGAGAACACTATGCGGCGTCCGACCTTCTTGTACGGGATCGTATTTTTGTATACGTGATTGTAGAGCGTTGCCCGAGTAGTGGGGACGCTCTGTTCGGTCAGGAACCGGGCGGCGTCCTCAATATTCATTCCGTCTGATTCGACGGGTTCATTTTTGCGCCGGAAGTCGGCGAGTTTGGGAAGAATCGCGTTTACTGCATCGCTGATAATGGATTGCAGTTGCGCGGGAGTTGTTACGATTACGGTGTTATCCATAGCATCGTGAAGTTTTAAAAATTGAACACTTGCCCGCGTCCGGGCGTTAGTGAACGTTCACGATACAAAGGAGATAAATATATATTATACCCGTAAAAACTGGACAATTAGAGTGCACAATGAAATCTTATGAAGTCTACTACATGTCATCTGTCCAGTATTTACCATTTTATTATGCGCAGGGGAGGTGCACAATGAAATCTTATGAAGTCTACTACATATCATCTGTCCAGTTAATAGCCGTATACACACTCAAAAAAAATCACATTTTTTTTAGATTTTCTATTGTTTTCTGTACCGCTATATTGATATGACCAAATCTAAATCCTCGTGATTCAATAAAACCTTTAGCAATCCAATCCGTTACTGTTTTTCGATTCCTTCCTGTTATTTCAGAAAAATGGGTGGCGCTTATATACGCGTCTATTTCACCTTCATTATTATAAACGAAGTATTTGCCTTCATCGGAATTATAAAAATCTTCCAATTTTTTTATCGTCTCCGCAAACCTATGCCGTTGCGCTCGATTTGCTCGCTTAACACGAATATCTATTGCATTCCAATCATAATCATCCACGCTAATATTATAGTGTCCTGTAATATCTGCTATGATTGCATTTTGCGCATCTTTCGAAAACCTCATTGGGAATTTATCATATTTATATCGTCCCATCTTGATTTAAAATTTCGTTAATAATTCCGCATTCTTTACCCGCTCCTCCCGTTCGAAGCTGGCCAGGTAATTCTCCGTTGTTTTGAGGTCTTGATGACCAAGGCTTTCCGAGATATAGGCAATGTTAGCTCCCGCCCGCTTTAACACCGTAGCGAACGAATGCCGGGCCGTATAGGTCGAGATATTACCGATGCCGAGCTTTTCGCCGACCTCCTTCATGCGCTTGTTGATCGCACGGGTCAGGTACTTGGTTTTATTCTTACGGGTTATCGCATCTTCTTTACCGGTCAAGATTGGGAAAATAAACGCGTCGGGGTATGGTGTTTGCCCCCAGCGGTCGATAATAGTCTGCATCGGAGGCGTCAATACCGCCTGTATATCCCGCAATGTTCGACTGGTGGATTCAGTCTTTTGCCGGATGAAACAAATTTCGCCGTTCACAATGTCCCTGTACCTCAACTTCACGAAGTCGGCAACATTAATCCCATTGCACAGGTAGAGAAATAGCCAATAATCGCGGTATTTGACCGTCGCCTCGCTCCCATCGTCATAATTGGCTATTTGCCCTATTTGCTCCAAAGTAAGAGCCATTTTGCGCCCCGTACCGGCTTGTATTTCGTATCGTCCCCGGCCAAACGGGTATTGCGATTCTTTGAGCACGCCCAAGCGCTTCGCATCGTTGAGAACTGCGCGCAGCGTTCGCAGGTGGATCGCTATTGTAGTTTGCCGCTTCCCTTCTTTACGCATGAAATCGGCATACTTTCCCAACCACACCACCGTGATAACATCGAACCGAATCCGCATCCCGGCAAACCGCTCCAACCCCTTCAATACATTGTCGTATATCAACATATTTCCTATATGTCCGGCCTTCTCCAATTCTGCTATTTTTGCCCGAAACATCGTATTAACCGTATCGGATGCTGCGCCTTTTAGTCGGTTATTGAGAGCGTCGAGCGAGAACCCGCCGGCCCCTGCCAGCTCCTCCACAGCCGTCCGCACGATCTGGTAGCTGCTTTCGATGTCCTTGCGGATCGCCACAAGTGCACGCACCTTTGTAGTCGGCAGTATTTCCCATTCCTCCGGCGATAAATCCTTTCCAGTCGGATAATAGTTCCGCACTCGATTGTAGGTAACACGGATTTTTACGGGGCACTTACCGGACTTTTTCGGGTGCGCGGTATCAAACATTGCGGCTACCGTCACACCGTCTTTTGAATAGTTCAT